AGCCGGCAGAAACCGACCCGAACGCGCCCGCCGTGGACGAGGAGGGCCGGGTCACCGTCATGGAGATCGGCGCCGACGATGAGGTGCGGGTGACGACCGACGGCCGGATCCGGGCGGCCACCATCGTGGCGATCCCGGCGTTTGCCGGGGCCAAGATCCACCTGACCGCCAACACCGAGAGCGCCGCTGCTGCACCGCCTCCCGCTGCCCCGGCAGCCACGCCCGCGCTCGACGGACTGATGCCCGATGGCACCACGCCGTGCTCCTGCGACGACACCTCGCCGGACTTCGATCCGAACTGCGACTGCTCCGCCCAGCCCGCCACGGCCAGCGCGGTTGACTCGCTGATCGCGGCCGCAGCTCCGATGGAGCCTCCGGTCGCGTGGTTCAATGACCCGAAATTCACTGGTCCTACCGCCTTGACGGTGACCAAGGACGGCCAGATTTACGGCCATCTGGGGACCTGGGACACCTGCCACATCAGCTACGCCGCGCAGGGAAAGTGCATCACCCCGCCGCACTCCGCGTCGGGCTATGCGCACTTCCACTACGGCGCGGTCCTCACCGCCGAGGGAGCGGAAATCGCTTGTGGGCACATCACCATGGACACTCGGCACGCGCATCGGACCGCGAGCGCCAACGTCGCCCTTTCCCACTACGAAGACACCGGCACCGTAATCGCCGATGTCCGAGCCGGTGAGGATGCCTGGGGCGTCTGGGTGGTCGGCGCATTGCGACCGAACGCGACTCCACTACAGGTGAGGGCACTGCGCAGCGCCCCGCTCTCGGGCGACTGGCGCACCTACGGCACTGACCTCGAACTGGTCGCTGCGATGGCGTGCAACGTGCCAGGATTCGGTGTCCCCCGACCCTCGGGCCTAGTGGCCGGTGGGGCTGTCCGCTCCCTCGTTGCCGCTGGCATGCTCGCCCCCCGCCAGGTGAAGCGTCCCGGCACCGAGGGAGCGCTTTCCCTCGATGACCTTCGCTACCTCAAGCGTCTCGCGGAGCGCGAGCGTGCCGAGGAAGCCGCGGCGAGTCTCGTCGCTGCCGGTGCGCGGCCCACCGCGACCGATCTCGCCCGCCGCGTGCGTGCGTCTCAACTGGCAATGCGCGTGCGTCACCCGCACACCTCGATCTAGGGAGAGAAACCGGACATGGGTTGTAACTGTGGCAAGAACTCAACAACGGCGGCATCCCGCGGGCAGCAGCCGGCGGCTCCGAAGCAGCCTCCACACCCGACAGGTCCTGTCGTCGGCGGCAAGCCGATGAAGGGTGTCACGCAGGCGTTCACCCTGACCACCCCGGCCGGGCGTATGCAGTCGTTTGGCTCTCGGCTGGAAGCGGACGCTGCGAGGGTGCGTGCCGGTGGTGGCACCGTCTCCTGAGATTCACCCGTTAGCTATGGGGGCCAACGGCGTCGGCCGCACTTATAACCGGCTTCGGCCACCGCGTAGTTCTCAGCTAAGTCTTGGATGCGCTTGTGTGCGCTCCGCTCTCTCTTTCCGGTCGTCTATCGACTGTAATACTTAGTATTACAGTCGATAGACGAGATCAAAGAGAGAGAAGCTGGAGAGCGCTTGCACCCCGGTGTTAGCCTGACCTCGAATAATGGTTGCTGGCGCCCTTCGGGGCCTGGGTAGGGCCGAACCTCCTTCATTCCCACGAGGAGGACCCGATGACCCGTCTCACCCGTTCGTTTGTCTCCCGCCTGGTCGACTACGCCGAAGCCGATGACGACGCTGATTTCGTCATTCCCGAGGATCTGAGCGTCCTCACCGACGACGAACTGAGCGCCCTGCACGAGCAGGCAGTCGGCCACTTCGATGAGCTGTTCAACGACGGCCAGAACCTTTCTGACACCGACCTGGCGGCACTTTCCACCCTCACCGAGGGCATCGAGACGCTGGTCGCGGAGCTTGATCGCAGAGCCGCCGCAGCCGGTGAAAGGGCTGACGCCGCAGCGGCTCTGGCAGCGCGGGCACATCCGCAGGAGGATCCGGACCCGGAGGGCGAAGGCACTCCCCTCGACGGCGTAGAGCCTGCTGATACTCCGGCTCCTGCCGATGCACCCGAGGGCGAACCAGCCAGCACCACGGCCAGTGGTGCGCGCCGAGAAACCCGGATCAACCTGGCCTCGCTGCGCTCCCGGCAGGGCACCAACAACGCCCCACGTCCGGCAGCGCAGGCCCAGTCGATGCGCGACCTGGTGTTCGCCAGCGGCGAGGGCAGCGGCTATGCCCAGGGCACCGGCCTTGACTGGAACGATGTTGGCCGCGTGGTCGACCGGCGGCTGACTGGCTTCAACCAGGCCCAGTACGCCAACGCGAGCCGGAGCGGCACTCACCTGCGGCAGCAGTTCGGCGTGGCCACGATCCGCAAGCCGATTCCCGAGGATCTGATCATTCAGTCCAGCGATCCCGGCCATGTGGACGAGGTTCTGCGGCACGCAATGGACGAGCACCGGTTGCCCGGCGGCTCCCTGGTCGCGTCCGGCGGCTGGTGTGCTCCCTCGGAGATCATCTACGACCTCTGCGAGCTGGAGAGCCGGGACGGCCTGTTCTCCGTGCCGGAAATCGGCATCGCACGCGGCGGCATCCAGTGGACCACCGGTCCCGACTTCGCCACGATCTACAACAACACCGGGTTCTGCTACACCGAGCAGGACGACATCGACGGCGACTACGACGGTGCCGGCGGCGGCGCGAAGCCCTGCTACACCGTCGAGTGCCCGCCGTTCCAGGAGGCTCGGCTGGGCCTGTGCGGGCTCTGCCTCAAGGCGGGTCTGCTGCAACAGCGCGGCTACCCGGAGGTGCTGGCCCGGACCACCCGCGGTGCGCTGATCGCGCATGACCACAAGATGAGCGCGAAGGTCATCAACGCCCTCGTCGCGGGGTCCACTCCGGTCACCATGACCGCCGGTACCGCAGGCACCGTGGCCCCGCTGCTGACCTCGATCGAACTTCAGACCGAGCACTACCGGTACACGAACCGGATGAGCCGGAACACGACCCTCGAAGCGGTGTTCCCGTTCTGGATTCGCGGTGCGATCCGGACCGACCTGGCCTACCGGCTCGGTGTCGACTCGGACATGTTCAGCGTGACCGATGCGCAGATCGACGCCTGGTTCCGGCAGCGCGGGATCAACGCGCAGTTCGTCTACGACTGGCAGGACATCAATGCCACCGCCCCTGGCGCGTTCCTGAGCTGGCCGGCAACGGTCAAGTTTCTGCTCTACGCGGCGGGCACCTGGGTCAAGGGCGCGTCCGACATCATCACCATCGACACCCTCTACGACTCCGTGCTGCTCGGTACCAACGACTTCACGGCGCTGTTCACCGAGGAGGGCTGGCTGGTCGCCAAGCTGTGCCAGGACTCCCGCGTCATCACCGTGCCGGTTTGCTCCGACGGTGCTGCGAACATGGGCGTCAAGATTTCCTGCACCGGCGTTGCGAGCTGACCCATGATCCGGCGACCCGCGCAGCGCGCACTCGCTGCGCGGGGCCGTCACTCCCCGATCCACCGAAGGAGAGATCATGCCGATCGCCCCGCCACAACTGATCGTCGGCGCGCCTCGGGTAGCGCTGCCCTACGGTCTGTTCTCCACGTTCACCTTCCGCAGCGGCGACCGCTTCGAAGGCGGAGTCCAGTTCGAGACAGACACCTGCGAGCCTGCCGGAGGGCTCGGAGAGCCTGACTGCGTGCCCGGTGCCCCGCCGGTGCCCGGCTCGTCCGAGGTTCAGCACCTGACGATGGCCGGACCGCCGACAGGCGGAACGTTCGACATCGTTTACCACGGCCGCAGCGATCGGCTGGCGTTCGACGTGGACACCTCCACCCTGCAAATCTCCATTCGCAATGTCGTCCAGAACCAGGCGATCACTGTCACGGGTGGTCCCCTGGTTTCTGGCACCCCGGCGGTCATCACGTTCCCGGCTTCGATGGGCAATGTCGACCAGAACCAGGCGATCACTGTCACGGGTGGTCCCCTGGTTTCTGGCACCCCGGCGGTCATCACGTTCCCGGCTTCGATGGGCAATGTCGACCAGCTGTCCACGGTCAGTCAGCTCACCGGAGCAGGTGCGACGGTCGCATTCAACACGGTCACTCCCGGTGTGAACCCGATCCCGCAGGGGCCGCCCACCGTCGAGGTGCAGGGCCTTCCGAAGGAACTGGATCCGAACACCGGCGAGGTGGGCCATTCCAGTCCCTTCACCGTGTACGGCCATTTCCGCTGCTCGCCGACCGGGTACTCGGGGAGCGCCGCGCAGGACAAGGCCACCGCGCATCTGCTGGCCCGCGAGGAAGCACGGGCCGAGGGCGCTCTCTGGACCGGAGATCTGGGCAATGTGCCGAACCTGGCCGGGACCAACGGCTATCCCGAGCCAACCACTCTCGCCGGCGGCACCGCCGTGGGCATCGGACCGGCGCTGGCTCTGCTGGAGGACTTCCTGGCGGGCAGCTACGGCTCGGAGGGCGTCATCCACATGACTCGCGGAGCTGCCACCCAAGCGGCTGCCGAGCGGCTGGTGCTCGCCGTCGGCGGGCGACTCACCACCGTCCTCGGCACTGCGGTCGCGGCCGGTGCCGGCTATCCCGGATCCGGCCCCACCGGGCAGACAGCGGCGGGCACCTCGTGGATCTATGCCAGCCCGGCGGTGTTCGGCTATCGCTCCGAGCCGTTCACGTCCAGCAACTCACCTGGCGACTTGTTCGACCGCGGCCACAACGTGCTGACCGCCATCGCGGAGCGGACCTATCTCCTCGGCTTCGATCCCTGCGGTGTCGCCGCCGTGCAGGTGCAATTGCTGTGACGGTCGCCGTGGCGACGTGGAGTGCCTTGAATCGGGGTGTCCTGTGACCTGCACCTGGCCGGCGATCTACCCTGCCGAGTGCGCGGCACTGACCGACGCCGTCGACCCGTTGATCTTCGAGCAGATGGCCATCGACTTCCTCTCGAACTGGACCGGCGGGCTGTACGGCCTCTGTCCGGTAGTGATCCGGCCGTGTCGGTCGGACTGCGGCGGAAGTGTGGATGCCTTCTGGGGCTTCGGTCCCTACACGCGCGGCTCGTCTATGCCACGACGGGGGCGCTGGGGTCCGGCACTGATCGGTGGGGCGTGGTTCAACCTGTCATGCGGCACCTGCGGTGACGACTGCTCGTGCGGACTGGGAGCGCCCTCATTGCGCCTGCCCGGCCCCGTCTCCTCCGTTGAGGAGGTGCTGATCGACGGCACGCCCCTGCCGGCCAGTGCGTACCGGGTGGACAACCACAGTCTCCTGGTCAGGCTCGACGGACAGGGCTGGCCCGCCTGCCAGGACATGGCCGCTCCGGTCACCGCGGCGAACACCTGGCAGGTGAGCTACACGCGGGGTACCGAGGTGCCCGTTGGCGGGCAGGTGGCGGCGGGAGCGCTGGCGTGCGAGCTGGCGAAAGCCGCGACGAACGATCGGACCTGCCAGCTTCCGCAGCGAGTGCAGACGATCGCTCGGCAGGGCGTCACCGTGCAGCTCCTGGACATGTTCACCGACGTGGAGAAGGGCGGCACCGGGATCTGGGTGGTCGACTCCTGGGTGGCCTCGGTGACCAAGTCTCCGCGCCACAGCAAGGTCTACTCGCCGGACATTCCTCATCCTCGGCACCGGGTGACGACATGGCCCTGAAAATGAAGCCTCCAGCGGCGAAACCACTCGGCCCGGCAACGCTGATCACCGAGGTGATCGGCCCGAAGCTCGCCGAGTTGCTGAGCTGCGCGGAGGCTGCCCTGGATCCGCCGGTTGGCCGGGTCTACCTCGCTCCCGGCAGTCAGGTGGCCTGGGACGACTGCTGCAACGGCCAGCTCTGGGTGCGGCTGGTATCCCTCGAATCGCTGATCCCCGCGAAGCTCGGTGCCACTTCCGTCGATCCGTGCGGGCTGGTCTGGACCGCGACGGTGGGTATCGGCGTGCTGCGCTGCTCGGCCAGCATGGACGAACGTGGACAGCTTGCTTCGGCTGCCACGTTCACTTCCGAGGCCGTCCAGATGCTGGCTGACGAGGCCGCGCTGTGCCAGGCGATCTACTGCTGCGACGTGCTGCCGATGAACAAGTTCGACGTGCACCGCTGGGATCCCCTCGGCCCCGAAGGGGGTTGTGTGGGCGGCGAGTGGACCATGACCATGCAGGTGAACAACTACGGGTGCTCGGACACCTAACAAGGAGGAATTGCCATGCCCGTGTTCGGACCTGGAGAACTGACCATCGGTGAGGTGGGCGCGGAGATCGACATCTCCTGCCTCATCAATCACTGCATCCTGTCGGCGAGCCCGACCACCGCCAACGCGACCACCAAGCTCTGCGGAACACAGAAGCAGGGTGCGACCACCTACTCCTGTGAACTCAAGGGCAACATCGACATCGACCCGAACACCGGTCAGTCCTCGCTGTTCTGTCTCTCCTGGGCCGAGCCCGGCACGGAGCAGCCGTTCAGGTTTGTTCCCGACAGCGACAACGGCACCTCGGCCACCGGGACGCTGGTCATCCAGCCGCTCGACTTCGGCTCCTCGGGCAAGTACGGCGACGACCTCACCGCGGACTTCACCTTCCAGGTGCTGTGGAAGCCAGTCATCACCTGCGCGGGTGACCCGCCGGTCACGGCCACCGGAGCAACCTCGGGAGCACCTGGCAGCTTCACTCCGGCCGGAGCAAGCATCCCGGCGAGCCTGGCCGCGATGACCGGGATCACCGCTTCTCCGGTCACCGCGTGGGTCACCGGCAATTACGTCAATCTCGGTGATGCCAGCAAGGCGCATTGGTCTGGTACTGCCTGGGTTGCCGGGATGGCTCCGTAAACATGGCAGAGGAAGGCGGCCTCCAGATCACTGTTCGCGGGGCCACCCAGCTTGCGAGCACGCTGCGGGCCGCCGGCCAGAATCTGCAACGGATGGATTCGGCCAATCTCCGGGCCGGGCAGGCGGTCGTCTCTCGGGCGAAAGTGCTCTGCCCGGTCAAGACCGGCCGGTTGCAGGGTTCGATTCGGGTCGCCAACTCTCGGGGTGGCTTCGAGGTGGTTGCCTCCGAGAACCTGCCCTACGGTCGTGTCCAGCACTGGGGATGGCCTGCGCACCACATTCGTGCCACGTTGTTCCTGACCCGAGGGCTGGAACAGGCTCAGCCAGAGGTCTTGCAGATCTATCAGGCGGAGGTAGCGAACGTGATGCAAGGAGTACGAGGCGCGTGAGGCGACTGGACATCCACATCGAGATGGAGAACGGCGACATCTTCGATGTCAAGACCAAGACGGCGGACTATCTGCTGTTCGAGACCACGGCGAAGCGCCACAAGTGGGGCGGGGTCGCGGACAATCCGGCGCTTTGGGAGGCATTCCTGGCGTGGGCCGCCATCAAGCGAGTCGGCAAGTACGGCGGCACCTGGGAGTCGTTCACCAAGGACGTGGACATCGTGGAGGCCACTCCTGAAGATGCGGACCCTACGAACGAGGTAGTTGGGGACGCCTCCTCGTTGAACTGAGCGTTGCCACTCAGATCCCGTTCGAGGTGTTGGCCGACTATGACGACGAGACGATAGCCACCTACATCGCCGTGTTCGAGGATCGAGCGGCAGAGGCCACGAAGAAGAAGCCGGACGCGAGAGGCGAGGAGGCGTTGCGCAATGCCAGTGGGAGCTAGCGCCGCTTCGCTGATCATCCAGGTCGTTCTCGACGCCGGTAAGGCCGGGAGCGACCTGGACAGCCTGTCCGCGCGATTTTCCAAGATCGGCAGTGATCTTGCCGGGGTGGCCGGGAAGTTCCTCGGCGGAGCGGCCATCGCCGGCTTCGCCAGTGCGGCGATCAATGCCGCGTCCGATCTACAGGAATCCATCGGCGGCGTCTCTGCGGTGTTCAAGGAGAATGCCTCCGACGTGCTGGCGTGGGCCAGCGATACCTCCGACTCGATCCGTCTGCCCGCGGCGGTTGCTGAGCAGTACGCGACGATTCTCGGCGCCCTGCTGAAAAATGCCGGGACACCGCTCAACGAACTGAGCGGCAAGACCCACCAATTACTTCAACTGGCTAATGACCTGGCGGCCACCTTCGGTGGCACGACAGAGCGGGCGGCACACGCCCTGACCAGTGCCCTCAAGGGCAACTTCAACATGATGGACGAGTACGGCATCAACCTGACCGCCTTGCAGGTCAAGCAGGAGGCACAGGCCGAGGCCACGCTCACTGGGGCGGATGCCACCAGTCAGGCAGCCAAGACCCAGGCCACCATGAATTTGATCCTCAAGCTCAGTACTGACGCCAACGGCATGGCCGAGAAAGAGACGCACAACTACGCGGCGGCCGTCGGCCGACTGGATGAGACGTGGCAGAACTTCCTGGCGACGGTCGGCACCGTTGCGCTGGGTAGCTCGACCGGATTCCTCGATTTCCTGACCCACGGCCTACAGCTCATCGAGCCATTCGCTCTGGCCCTTGCCAGCCTTGCCGTCTCGATTTCTGATCTGCCGGCCCCGATCCTGGCGCTCGGTGCTGCCTTCGGCACCATGCTGCTGTTCGGGCCAAAACTGGCTGCCTCGATGGGTGGGGCCGGGCTCACGATCCGCGGCGAGATTCTGGCGATTCAGCTCCAGATGCAGTCACTGATCCTGGAGTCCGACGTGGTGGCAGGCGGTGTAGGACTCGGCATGGGCAAGATGGCCGCCGGGGTTCAGGTGGCCGGGCTGCGGATCAAGGGCGCGCTGTCCACGATGTTCGCTGGGATCGGCGGGATCTGGGGCGTCGCCTTCATGGCGGCGACCGTGATCGCGACGATTGCCCTCGAACAGTGGATGAACGCCGCCATGAAGGCGAAGGCCATTGCCGACGCGGCCAAGGACTCGGTGCAGTCCTTCCTGACGGTGTTGAAGTCCGGCGGCAATCTGCAAATGACCGCCTATCAGAACCTGGTCGATGCCCTCAAGAAACTGGACATCGGGTACAAGACGGTCGGTGATGCCGCGACGGAGGCCGGTACCAAGACCGACGAGATGGTGAAGGCTGCAATGGGCGATGCCCCGGCGGCCGCGCGGGTCCTCGATTCGATCAACAAGCAGATTCAGGACATCAACAACTCGGCGGCGGATTCGGCCAATGCGTTCTCCGAGAATCCGGTCATGGGTACAGGTGCGACAACTGGCGACCAGGAAAAGCTCGCCCGATTGCAGACCCTGCGGGACCTCATTCAGTCCCAGGTCCCGGCACTGAAAGACGGCACTGCTGCCTACAACGAATATCAGGATCAGGTCAAAAAGGCCGGTGTCGCACAAGATCAGACCAACGACACCGTTAACACGGCAAAGACCTATACCGACGCCTTGAAGGACTCCCTCGACGCTGCCAAGAAGGCCGCAGAGTCGACTCTCGCCAACACCTTCATCAAGCAGGTGTCCGATGAGGCCAGCAAGGCGAAGCGTGACGCGGAGATCTTCACCGACTACATGTCTTCGAAGGGAATCTCTGGCAACCGGAACTACCAGGCTTCCTACCTAAGCTGGGCCGACTCAATTCGCGCCCTCGGTGGCTCCTTCAAGGACGCCACCGACAAGGGCGGCGTCAATGCCGACATGTTGCAGCGCTGGGACCTGATGGCGTTGGCCGGCACCGAGTCCGGGTCGAAATTGACCAAGAGCCTTACCGAGCAGACGGACCAGTACACCTCTTTCGTCACCGCGGCCTTCGAGGCGACCGGCGGTATCGACAACATGGCCGGTGCGACCCAGGCGGCAGGCATCGCGGCGGATATCGCGCGCAGCCAGTTTGTCGATATGGCTACCGGCGCCGGGCTGACCGCCGACCAGGCGAATGCCCTGGCCGATCAGCTCGGAATTCTGGACTCCTCACATATCGACAACAAGGTGTTCGACATCATCGCAAACGACCAGCAGGCTGCGATGACGGCGAAATTGTGGGAAGACGTCAAATTTGACGACAAGAAGATGGTGTTCGTTGCCGACTTCCCGGCAGCGCAGGTTCTTGCCGATCAGATGAACACGAAGTACGGCCTGCTCTCGCAGAGCGCAGCGGTGAAGCCATTGGTCGTGCCGACAACGATCGGCCCACCCTCGAACATTCCGCCCGGCGCGTTCGGTCAGGTCATCATGGGCGCGCAGGCCACGGCCACCACGGGCACCGTGAATATCCCGACGACCGTCACTCCACCGGCGGCACCTCCTGGACCCGCTGGCGCAGCAGCGACCTCGGGTGCTGCGCAGACCGCCGGCACTGTCAACGTGCCAGTCACGCAGACCGGCGCGGAGGCCGCGGCTTCCCAGGTCGCCAGCATCAGCGACACCGCTGCGGGAAAGCCGGTGGTGCTCAACATCTCTGCGAATGCGAACTCGGCCAACGCGATCATCAGCGCTTTGATGAACGAGGCACGGCTCATCACCATCACCACCACTGCAAACACCGGCCCGGCGGACTCCTTGATCAATTCGTTCATGGGCGTCAGCCGGATCATCAAGTTCGAGACCTTCGTGAACATCGGACCGGCGATCAACCTG